CCTGCGCCCTTGGCGATCGCCTTGGAGACGAGTGCGTAGGTTCCGAGATCGGCCATTGAACTGAGCATGGACAGGACACCGCTCGCGCCCTTTCCTGCCGCAATCTGGACCGGCAATCCGGCTGCTTTTCGCGTTGCACGTTCAAATGCAGCACCACGAACGGTTGATCCTGCTTGGCCTGCTGCCTCGCGGGCCTCTTCCATCACGCGAAAGCCCGGAATGAACGTCTTTTCGATGTCCGAAAGCAGCTTGGGACCAAGGATTCGTTCAATACGGTCTCGCTCAGTCGGGTCTGCGAGAATGCCGACGGCTCCAGTGGCTGCCCCGCGTCGTCCACCGCGCACTTCGAGCAGCAAATCCTCGATCTCACGGGCACGGATAGAATCGAGAGTCTCTTTTGCCATTTTCGAGCCTCCTACGGCGCGTTTCTGGAGAGCAGAGATGACCGAATCAACGGTGGCGACATCCGGAAGCGTCTGAACGGCCCTGGAGGCGACCGCAAAGCCAGCAGGAGTCTCGGTATTGAGAAGCTGAACGATCTTTTCAGGACCAACCTTCTCGGCGTTCTCAAGTCCGGTGACAAACCGCACGAATCGCTTGAGTTCCTGAGTGGTTCCGAACCCGAGCTTGGCCAACCCGCCAGGACTCTGCTGCTCGATGTTGTTCAGATCGCTTGCGAGCTGGCGAAGGTTCAGTTCTCTGGTCTCGGGATTGAGCGAGCGATCGACAATTCCAGATCTCGTGATGTCGGCCAGCTTCTTGGAGTCTGGGACACCCTGAGTGCCAGCCGCTTTGAGGTCATCAAGGAGCGTGATGGCGTTCTGGAACGCTGGAGTCTCGACACCCTGCTTGGCGACACGGCCACGGATGGACTCAGCCATCTGAGCAGTCTCCATGCGCTCAGGCTTGAATGCTTGAGCGACCCCGAATTCGTCGAATCGTGGCCTGAAGCTTGCAACGAACTTGTTCGCGGTCTTCAGATCATCAGCGATCTGCTGCCCGAATGCGGCGGGTGCCTGAGAGTCGATTGTCTCGGTGATTCGATTGGCCACCCTTCGCAGTGCGGTCTGAGCTTTTGTTCCGAACGCTTGACCCGCGTAGTCTGCGGCATCGTAGAGGTTCTCTCGGATGGCTCGAAGCTCGTTGAGCGATGCTGGATTCTGGTTCTCAAGTACAGCCTGCAAACGTGCGAAGTACGGAGTGAACTGAGAACTTTGCGCTCCGCTTGATAGCTGCGGATACTCGGCGAGAACGTTCAACACCTCGTCCTGAACCGAATTGCTCGTCGCAGAAGGCTTGGTGTACAGCGTGAAAGCGGGCTGGTTTTCAACTGCTTTGGTAGGCTGGTAAAGTTCGTCGCGGCGAACTCTGTAAGCGTTTCGAGCATCATCAAACATCGATTCCGCCTCTCGGCCCATCGCGGCAGACTGAAACGGCTGCACTCCGCCCGCTTTGATCCCACCGGCCATGGTTTCTAGATCGATGCGCTTGCGGAACTCGTTCTCAGCCTCTGAGAGCGATTCCTGAAGCAGACTCTTTTGGGCTCCGGTGCGAGCTTTCTCGACTGCGTTGCGAGCGGTGTTCACCGCATCCGCCTCATTGGCCAATCTCTCGATGGATGCCGGATCCATGTTGCTCATGGTAGAAGCAACGCGGCGAACGATGTCTGGATACGTCTCAGCGGGCATGCCGGAAACACCAACCACTGCACGAGTGATTGCCTCGGCCTGCTGATTGAGTCGCTCCTTGAGTGCTTGGCTTCCGGTCTGAGCAGCAACACGGGATTCGAGACCAGCCAGCTCGGGGAATGCTTGGCCTACAGTGGCCTCCACTCCGGGTCCGATTCGCTCGATGTCTTCAGCCCTTGAAACGCCTCTTGAGAAGAACCTTCCAAGGTTTCTTCCAAATCCTCCTACGGATTCCGCAATGGCGGGTCCAAGTGCTGACACGCCAGCTTCTCTGGCACCGGATTTGAATCCCTCAACCTTTCCTTCTGCTGCCCCTCCAAGCAGGCCAGTCAAAGCGGATGTTCCAATCGTATATCCGGGAGCGCCCTTGAACATCGGCGCGGCACCGCGAACGGTCGCTCCGACAATCTGACCAGGGCGATATTCCCGACCTTCGGCCACTTTCTCAAACGTCTGAGCACCGGCTTCGCCGGCACCCGCAGCTCCTGCTCCAACTCCCATCATCACAGGGATGCTGGCACCTCCGGTCGCAATACCTGCGGCAAGTGGAACACCGTAGCGGATAAACGCAGCATTTTGTTCGGGAGAAACACCCTCTGAATCAAACATTCCAGGAGCGTTTTTACCCGCATACGCTTCTTCAACATCCGCAAACGTCTTCGGCTTTTCTTGGCCCGATGCTTCCGCCTCCAGCCGAGCGAGTTCCCGCTCAATCTCGGCCATGCGAGCCAGCGCGGCCTCACGAGTTAGTCGATTTTCCATGGTGATTATCGGTTGGCAGAAGGGGCGTTGGTGAGAGCGGAACGAAGCATGTTCAGCTCATCGCGGAGCTGCTTGATCTGAGCGTTATTTTTTGTAGCTACACCAGCAGGAGCAGCCACAGCACCCTGAGCGCCTGACGTATACGATCGAACACCGAACGTAGGCCGGATCTCTTGGTAGTTCTTCTTCAGACCAGAAACCCTTTGGATGAGTCGTGGATCTATCGATTTTCCAGCATCGATGTAAATTCCGATCGGATCCTGATCCTGCAATCGATCGATGTACTGGATCGCACGATTCAAGAAGTCCTTGTCCGAAGGAGAACCCCAAGACAATGAAGTACTTGCCTCTTCACCGGCAGTGAGTGACGCGCCAAACAGAGCTTTTCGAGGCCCTTGTTTGAACGACTCGTATTCAGCCTTTAAGGCTCTGGCGAGTTCACGCTCATCGTCGTTTGCGAAGAACTTGGACCCCTTGGTGTTCAACTGATCGGCGATGTATCCAAAGTTGTTGTCAGAGAACTTCTTGAGACCACCAGGAGTCGCCGCAACGCGAGCGATGAGGCTGGCAACTCGATTCGCGTCAGCCAGTGATTCTGTGTAAGTCTTGATACCCTTAAGCTCTTCGGAAGTGGGTCCAGGACCAGTGCCGGTTGCAGCTTGGAACTTCGGACTCTTGATGAGGTAGTCAGGAAGGTACGGAGACAGCTTGTACAGCTTCACTGGATCGCGCTCTTCGACCGGTCCATTGAGGATGTTTGTGGCCTCAACGACCGCATTCTCCTGAGCCAACTTGTTCTTTTCCGTAACACTCTTCTGGAGGTCTTTGTTGGCCCGCGCATTCAATCCCTTGTAAGCACTAAGAGGGAGGTTTTGAATCGACTGTTCGTTGTAACCCTTGAAAGCCTCAAGATCAGGGTTCTGATTGAATAGCTCGATGGCCGCGTCCCTGTCTGCTGCCTGTCTGATCTCTTGAGGATAGATCGACTGAGCCTTGATGCGAGCCTGATACGCCAAAGCCGAAAGCTCTCCGGGTGTTTCATTACCGCGCAGCTGAACGTTTGAGCCCTCGAGGAACTGACGGTTTTCCTCGGCATTGATATCACGAGTCTGAGTGAGTTCAGCGCCTCGACGAGCCAGCTCGGCTTGAGCCTCAGAAGCAGATATCTGGAACGCAGGGTCAGCTTGAGACTCGAAAGGCCCCATTCCTCCATATCCGTACAGCTTGCCTTGGGTTGCAGCGACATCTCGACGAACTCTCTTCTTATTGAAGTCGGCCATCTTCTCCTCAAGCGTGGCACCTTGCAGTTGGCCCACTCCTGACTGAAGCGCGTTGATCATCAACTGACGCTCCATTGCTCGCTGCTCATCCCGCTTCTGAAGTTCCTCTTGCAGCAATGCCTGACGAGCCCTGTTCCGCTCACGGATCTGCTCGTTGGTTCCGGTGAACTCGCCAGCGAGACCGCCGGTGAGCATGGTCAGGCCCTTGAGGAACGGATTGATCCGCCGTGAAGCGGCGGCTTCGAGATCAACCGAGTAGTTTTGCGGTGTAGCCATAGATCGTTAGCTGAGTTCGTTGAGGATGGATCGACGGGCCATGCGCCCGCCCATGCTCCGCATCGCGGCTGCGAGGATCTCCTCGGGATCGTAGTTGATATCTCGGAAGCTCCTGAGAAGGGCCTCCGGAGCCCGGCGGGTATCGGTGGGAATGGTGGTGAGTTCGGGGAACGGGGTGACCGTGATCGGTCTGTTGGTGATCGACGGTCCGGTCAGCGGAGGCCGCGTGAACGTGGGTTCGATGAACTGAAAAGGAGTGAATGTTTCCGGCTCTCCTCTCGTTCGAGTGGTAGGCTGTCTGACTACGACGTATTCAGTCTTTTTCTCGGCAGGTGGTGTAGTGGTCTCCGTCTTGGTAGGCGGAGTCGTGACGACAGGTGGCTTTGTATCGACCGGGATCGTTACGTTGACTGGATCGGTCTCGAAACGTGGGCCAACGAGAGGGGTGTCTGGGAGTTTGGTTGCAGGGCCAAATCCCGTTTCCCAATCATAAACCCTGCCGTCATTATCTACGAAATAGTCCCCAATTTTAACTCCAGGCATGTTAGGCACAGGAGTTCCATATTCCATTCCGAAATATGGCGAATCTGGATTGGTGACAACCTTTCTTCCGCCACCGCCTCCACCCGGAACAACGGCTGTGCCCCACGGAGAGGTAGTCTGCTTCGCTGTTTGCTGACTTGTGACTTGTTCATCTGGACCAGGCAAATAGACGACACCGATTCCCGTGGAGGGATCATATTCTCCAGGCTTGTATGACACCTGCCCTGTCGATGGAGAGGTTGTGGTCGTCTTGGTGGGTGTTGATGTTGCAACACCGCCTCCTGTTGCAGGTTGAGTCCTGTTGAAGCCACCGCCCAAGTTGTCGAAACCTCCTCCGCCTCCGGTGGCCATGGTGGTAGGGCGTTCGTAATAGCTCATCGGATCTACCGGAGGCTCGGCGTATCCGGAAGGCGTGACAGGCCCGAAGATGGTGGGACGCATCGGCCTTCTGAGATTCACCGCTGCCGGCGACTCAGTAACCACGGGCTCAGGAGGAAGGGTCAGCGCAACCGGTGGCTGAAGGTCTTCCAACGCAAGCAGATACCGCTCGAACGGAGAGATAGGTTCCGTCGGATACGATCCGATGAACTCAACCGTCGTGTCTGGTTCCTTCCCTTTGACCCCGTAGGTCTGCTCGGTCAGCGTGTCGAGTGGCGTTCCGATTTCAGCCATAGATCAGCCTCCTAGATTGAAACCGCCTCTACCATACGCAGATCCAAGATTTGCGATGCCTCCGGTGAGTCCGCTGATCATGGCCAGCGGAGACCCTGCCTGCGATGCTTGGAACTGGTTCTGGGCGTTCGTAAGAGCGAAGTTGGATCCCATCTGCATGAGCTGCCCCGGCGACGCCATCTGAGGGCCTTGCAAGAGCTGAGGAGCTGCGAACGGAGAAGCGCCCTGCTGGAGACCTCCGAGCTGAGCGGCTTGCGAAACGATCGGCTGGAGTCCCAAGGCGGACTGGATGTTGGCGATGTTCTGCTGGCCCACATTCTGCCGCTGCTGCTGCTGAGCCATCTGGCCAGCGAAAGTCTGCTGCGCCGCCGTATTCCGCTGTCCGGTGGCAGCGAGGATGTTCTGGAACGCCTCCTGAGCCTGTCGATTGGCGACATCGCTCGTGGTCTGACCGCTCTGGAGTAGGCCAAGAGCTTGCTGACGGCGTTGAACATCCGCGTTGGAGATCGCCTCGTTGACGGCGCGGGCCTCGCGGAATGCGGAGAGGTTGCCGAGGATGTTGCCGGTGGCGGTTCCACGAGCGCGAGCGGCCTGTTCTGCGGCTCGCATCATGGCGGGATCGAGTGTTCCGGCTTGGGCGAGACCGGCGGCGATCTGGCGTTCAAGATCGCTTCGCATCTGGGCGGCGGAGCCGGTATCACGCGGGCCGGTAGGCATTCCGACACGCTCGTAGGTGGGCGCTTCAGGAACGGCTTGTGCCTCCTGAGCAGCTCCCTGCCTCATGTCCTCCAAGAATTTTTCGTAGAGCCCGAAGCGAGTGGGATCTAGGGCTTCGAGTTCAGCGCGGCGCTGACGGGCAAATGCTTGGCCAAGATTTCTGCCACCACCCACATCTTGTGTGGATGCCTGAAGTTGAAGTTTGGCCAGCTCGGGAGCTATCCGAGCGAGTTCAAGGGCGGTTTGGCGACTGAGATCAACGTCGCCGCTTCCGGTAAAATCGTAAGCTCTCGTGATGGGCTGGCCGGACGCATCGAGCCTAGGATTGCCCTCCTTATCGAGGACGATGTAGCTGCCTTTCTGGCCCATGCGGCCAGCAAGTTCCAGTTCCCGAATGATCGGGAAGGTTTCCATTTGGGCGTACACGGCTTCCCGGTTCGCCGCCGCCATGTCTGGTGCCCTGTATGTTCCACCCATATCAAATCCTGTTCATCAGAAGTGTGTGATACCGCTGAAAATCGTACAAACGGGAAACGCCTTTCCGCACCCCTCCCAGCTTGGTGACCTGCGGCGGGCACATGTTCTTCATGGCCAACCACAGGGTTTGCACCGCCAACGGCTTGGTTGTCGCCACCATCTCGATCCATGCGATGTGGCCGTCTGGATAGTCGGCGTAGATGTCTTCCGCCTGTTCCGCAGAGTGCAGGAACCGAACGGCTCCTACTCCACAGCATTCGCCATTCTCATCCTGAACGATCCCGATCTGTTTCTTGGCGTTGAAGATGCCGATCCAGTTGAGGATCTGGTCATTGTTCCACGTGGAACAAGTGGGCCACTTCTCCTTCAGCAGCTTGGCAGCGGCGATGATGGTGGGGTGCGGCGTCATTGCTGTGGCCGCACGGAATCAACGAACCCGGACAGGATCGTGGACTGAAGGCTCAGTCGGCTTCCGTTTGTGGTGTTGATCTTGAACTGGATGGTGTTCCAGCGTCCACGGCTGATGAGGTTGTATGCAGCCAAGTACTTCTGGGTATTAGGAATGCTGATGGCTGGATCGATGCTTGTGAACGATCCGCTCATGTTGGTGGAGAACGAGAGCGCGGCACCGATGCTCGAGGTGTACGGGTTATCGAGCGCAATCTGGATGCTGTATCCGATCTTGTCGGGGATCGGTTCACCGAGGTTGTACGCCTTGGTGATGACCGATGATTCGTAGGCGCTGCCGCCGTCGAGGTAGGCCGAGCTGGATATGGGGCTGAGGCGGGTGTTGGGCAGGTAGTCGTTGAAGGACCAGACCTGGCCAGCGCCGTCGCTCAGCGAGATGATTTCGCCGGCGAACATGAGGACAGGCCCGAACTCGGAGAATGCGGTAGGGATGAAGTCGTTGACCTGCCAGTTGTCCCAGTAGCCGAGCCACGAGCGGGCCAGTGAATGATAGACGATGACCGCGTTGTTGCGGATGAAAGCGCCTTCCATTTCGAGGTCTGATCCAGATTCCAGTAGCAGCGCGGACTCGTTCTCAAGGCCAACGGAGAATGGCCCGCTTGTGATAAACGGGACCGCGAGCAGATAGCGGTTGTTCCAGAAGACCCCGTCGCACAGTTCGAGCTTGGTCTTGTCGATGCGACTGATGAGGTCGTTGATCGGGCTGGAGAGCGCGAGGCCGACGCTGGTCTGGGTGCCCGCTTGGATCTGAGCCATCGAGCGGATGCCGTCGCGGGACAGGAAGAAGACGTCGGCACCCACGGCTGCGATGGACCGGTGCGAGGAGCATCCGATGTTCCCGCTGATGATGGAGATGATCCAGTCGGCGGGATCCTGCGTAGGATCGGCGTCCACGCTCCAGATGGAGCGTTCCTTGAAGACGAGCAGCTTGTACCCGAACCACGAGTAGAGGCCACGGATAGGATCGCCGTCGCCGCCAACGCGGATTGATCCGAGCGGATCCCACGTTTCACCGTCGAGGATGTCCGAGAAGAAGAGTGTGTCCGGGGGGTTGGAGGTATCTGCTGACGCGCACCAGAGTTGATTGGTGTGGGTGGTGAGGTAGAGCGGTTTGCCCGGGGGAGTGAGAGAAACGTATGCGACCGCGTGAGCGCCGCCGCCACCGCTGATGTTGACCGTTGGAGCCGTGATGTAACCGCTGCCAGGGTTGGTGATGTTGATGGCGACCAAGTTGCCATCGTTGGCCACGATGGCGGTGGCGGTGGCGGTCGTTCCGCTTGGAGGAGCGGAGATGGTGACAGTAGGGATGTTGGATAGGTTCGATCCCTGATTGATGACATCGATGCGGCTGATCTTGCCGGCGACCACTGAAGAGTTGGCGTTGGCGCTGGTGATGTACTTCAGTGATCCGATGCCGTCCGAGTAGAACAGTTTGTCGTTGAGCTGCGCGAAATAGACGTAGGTCGCCAGCGAGCTGATCGTTGAGCCTGCGATCTGGTTGTACGAGATGCCCGGGGAACCGTAGTACAGGCTCTGGACGGATGTGTTTCGGTCGTTGACTGCGATGACCAGACGTTCGGATGTGGCCGTGTCGAAGTAGAATCCGGAGATGACCTCTGCGTTGGTCGGGAGATTGGATCCGAAGTAGGATGTCGTTGATTCCCAAGCGGTGACGACATCTTCCCAGTTGGATGAGAGAGCGTTTCCGGAGAGCGAGATGGTCCCGAGGCGCGTGACGAGGTTGCCGAAGTCGTCGTAGTCCATGTTGATGGCCGACTCCATGCTCGTGGCAGGAATGGCATCTGGACGAGTGGCGGAGATGACACCGGTGGAGAAGCCATTGCTTCCATCCAGAAGCATCTGGTCATCGAGCGCGTCTGTGGATTGGAATGGCATTAGAGGATGTCCTGGAACGTGTAGTCGTAGAGGCTATCCGGGATGATGCGGCTGATCTGCTGCTGCTGTCCTCGCTCCATGTCCTTCATGATGGAGACCTGAGCAGCGCCCTCTTGGAACTTGGCCTGTGCCTTGCCGTACTGGCGGGAGTATTCGAGGAGATCGCCTTCGGTGTAGGCCATGAGGGCGTTCTCGACACCGCGAAGCTCGAAGTTGGTGTCGTTGGATATGGTTGTCGCCTCACCGAACTGCCGCATCTGCGACTGTTTCTTTCCGAGGATGAACAGGGTGCCGTCGGTGTTGGGCGTGGGTACGAGCTTGATGCGAGGGACACCGGCCTCGCCGTAGGAGACACCGAGAACGCGAGCCCAGTTGACGAAGTTGCCCGGGGTGGACTTGCGGCTATCGACGTTGTTCCAGGTGTTGGGATCGAGCTGGAAGAACGAGACCCATTCTGAGGATGGAACCTCGATGCCGTCGGTCTCGCCGGTGATGGTGAAACGCGAAGCGACCGGGAAGTCGAGGAACATGTTGTAACCGGTCCCGGAGGTGTACGTGGCGGTGACGTAGTCCGAGATGGTGACGAGTTCTTGGCCGTTGGTGACGGCTGTGGAGACGACGCCGAGGGTATCGTTCCAGAGGCACGAGTCCCAGATCATCGAGTAGCGACGGATGCAGAACTTCTTGGCCAACGCGAGCGTGGCTGCGTCGGTGAAGGAGAGCTTGTCGCAAGCCGCTTGGGCTACTTCAGA